GTCAAGGCGACTCTCAACGTCAATGTCACAGCCGATCGAACCAACGGTTTCGTTCTATGGTGCCCCGATTACCATTGCGAAGCTAAGTTCGAATCGGACGGAGTCCCAGGACAAGGTAACATTTTTGCTTGGACCTCCCCCAGTTCGTCCATCCCCCCGCTCAATGGTAGCGTTTCCACATACGGTAGCGCTACCAGCCTGTCTGACTTAACCCCCGCAGCCATCTCTGACCCTGCAGCAGGTTTGGTTAGTTCAGACATCGTCTCCGACGCGCGCACCATCGGTTCCTGCCTTACAGCCACGTACACGGGACCCGCCTACACGTCCAGCGGCCAGTTCTGCCAGTTGACATCTCTGCCATTACAGACCGTCTTGTACGGAGGTCCAGGCGGAGGGACTCCTTCCATCGACGACCTCTTCCGATACGCCACGCACACCGGACGTTTCGGAATCACCCCTATTGAAACAAAAGGGCGGCCAGACGACTCTTCCCGCATTTTCAGATCAAAGGATGATTCTCCGGTCGACATCGCAGCCTCACTGCTCGATGGCGATGGTAGTGTCACATCTGAGCTTGCGACGGCTCAGCAACCGCAGTTCTTCGGTTTCGCTTGGCGTGGTCTCAGTTCAAACGAGACCTCTCCGTTGATCTTTGATCTGGTTAAGATCATCGAGTGGCGACCCGAGCCCACCTCCGGTCTGATGTCTGTGCCCAATCGCGCTATGCACATCACAGACCAAACCACCAAAGCAACGCGACACCTGGATCGTACCGTCCCCAATTGGGCGACAACCGCGTGGAACGTTGCTACAAGCAAGCAGGCTATGAACCTCTACAAGTCCGGTTTCCAGTACGGCGTGCAGAGGCTCGGAAGTAGCGGCGCTGTCAACGACATGATCTCATATGAGTTGCCACGAATGCTCACTTTGTTGTAAGTGCCGTTCCGCCTGCTACCCTAACCGCTATCCTATCCTACCCACCTACGCGTATCCCTACATCGCGACCCAGCCTGACCTCCTCAGACTCAGAAAACAGGAGAAGACCCGACCGGGTTTCGTGCCAGACCGTTGATCGCAAGCACTATGAGCAATCCCGCTCTAAATCGTCAACAACCGCAGTCTCGCGGCATATAAATTGGACTGCCGGACCTCCTCCGGCTTCTTTTACAGGAGAAGAACCCTATCCTCTGGGTTTAGCGACAGACCGTTGATCACACCCGCTACAAGGCATTCTCGCCTCGAATAGTCAACAATCGCGCTAACCCGCGAATACAAATAGGCATAAGCTTTAATAAGCAAGGTGTACCCAAACCCCCGTGCGTTCAGCAATGCTGCTTTCGTTAGTAGTGAGAGGGAAAGATTGTGCAGGATGGCAACTGGGAAGGGAGTTAAGGATGTGACGTGGTGCTCTGGTAGTTCCATCATCCCGCATCTGGTCTACGTGCATGCACGCGACACTAGTACGCTTCACGCGGAAAGTCACTCGTGTTCCTCTGTACGCCCCCCCAACCAGTGGCGTGTCCTGTATTTGGCCTGCCAGACAGTTTCGACTGTGGTCTAATTGGCTCTATTCGTGAATCGAACCCGTTTAGAGCACGAATCTCATTATGAATCGTTCGCAGGGCTGGGCGCTCGGCCTGGCAATGGTGGTTATCGGGTGAGATGACCGCCGGACTGTTGGAAAGACAACTAGGTTGCTCCCGAAAGAGTGTTCAAGGTTGATAATACGACCTTACTGAATACTAGAACTCGATAAAGCATTACCGATCATGTGTGGCACCGTAACCGGGCAACGTCCATCCGACTCCTCTGGAGTCGGTAAGGTTCCGAGCGGTAAACACACACACGAATGCAAACACGGGAAAACAAAAGGGAGAGACGAATGTCTGCACAGTGCAATCGAGTGCACAGCAGACAATTGTCAGATCCTCGGGCATTATCATTCTCGACCTCCGCTTTCAGCTGCCGCACGCAGATTGAAGGAGAAGGAGGTGAAAGCTGACAAGAAGAAGAAGAAGCGGGCGAACATACCGAAATTCAAGCGTTGTTACATTGCGCTGAAGAATGGTGATTGCGGGAATCTGGAGCATGCACACTGCTTCCATACACCCGCTGATCATTGGGATGTTCAACTACTCTTGGACGCCGACGAGAAAGAGGAGAAGCGAGACACACCTTTGTCCAAACACGCACTGCGACACAAGAAACAGGAAAAGGAGAGACGGGCGGAACGCCAGTTTTACCTCGACCTGGACGCCGTAGTCGTGCCGGACGCTTTTGCCCCGCCGACACAGGAGATCGATACTTCCGTGTTCACCGGTTGGGGCGAGGTGGATGTCGTCACCGCATTCCCGCTCTATGCCCAGACACCTGAAAAGAAAGAAGAAATGGTAGCCTCCTCCCTCTCCAACGAGGAGAAGGTGACGTTTGCAACAGTAAACTCCATCGAGAGTACCACCAGCAATGGTGAGGCCTTTGACACCGCGTCATCGGCAGGAACAAGTCCAGTGCAAACCACCCAATACTACTACGATCCACTACCCGAAGCCAGTCACTTACGCTCGTGCCTTGTCCACGAACCCGCTCCATACGCAGAGAGCACGGGGGACGAGCGGTGCACTAGGACTGAGGGGAAGTACCAGAGCGAAAGTTCTGAAGACTCTGGCTCAGAGTCCGACGATTCGGACACAGAGCCTGAGGACGTTGAGTCCGACTCCGACCACAGCAACCTGTCGGAGGAGGAACATGAAGACGAGGTGAAGGAACCCAAGGAAGAGGATGATAAGGACACAGAAGCCGTGAGTGTCAAGATCTACCTTGAAGGTGTCGCGGAGAAGGAGAGCTGGACATGCGTGAGCGTGCTCATTTCGGCTCTTGGCTATCTCCCCGGTTTGGACGCTAAAAAGATCGCTAGCGACTATGAATTCACCGACCTCCTCAAAAACACACACCAGTTCCAGTCAGCATCCACCATGGGTCTCGTCCCTTCTTCGGCACGGAGAAGGGACGGCAATGCCTCGGTGTACTGGCGGGATCGACCTGACTCGCAGTTGGTGTCCCAGCTTCAATTGCTGTACACGCACTTCATCGACGCGAAAGTGGACACGTTCGTCGCGAAGCAAGTGATGCTGGATGAAAAACTGCAAACCGCCTCCTTTGTCTCGGGGGGCGGTGAAATCTCGCGGACGGTAGAGACATCTAGTGGGCACATCTTGGCCGAGATCGTCAAGAAGTACCCGCATCGAGCAATCGCTCAGGATCCGAACATCATGTTGAACACCCGGATGCACGTAATGAACTTATGCGTGTTGTCCGCCATCATGGTGGCCCGAGCCCGGCCAAGTCAGTCGCTGGATTTTCGGAACAGGGTTTCCTCCCCATAATTGGTGAGAGTAGAGACCCTTTCCTCGTAGGTACTGGACGCTGTCAAGCAGAATCACTAGCCAAAGTGTATATCTACAACCAGCAGTGGAAGTGTCTACGAGGGCAGGAATGGTGGGACGAGAAGAAAGGGGAGTTACTTTATCCTGAAGAGCCAGCGTTGAAGATGGTCAAGAGAACCATGCGCATCGACTCGACTTACAGGACTAAGTACGGAGGCTTTCATCACGACGGTATCATATACGAGGCCAGCAACAACAGTGTGCGGCTCGCGCTACGGCGCGTCTTCCGGGCTACCGGAGGCTCAGTAGAAACCGCCAGTGAGTACAGAAAGAACCAGCATAATTTCATCAGTGAGTCGCAAGGATTTCTTGACGATTTAAGAGCGATGTATGCTAAAACTCTGGATGACTTCCGTGGATTTCTCGTTGAAGCTGAGGAGCATTACAAGGATCCTCACGCCAAAAAGAGTTTGCGCGAACAAGCATGGAAAGACCTATTCGAACGGGGGGATATGAGCTCCCCGCTCTGGTGCGAGTACGTCACATACAAACTCAAGAAGGATGAGTGGGCGAAACCGGGCAAGGAACCTAGAATGATAGGTGACCTTAAAGTCCCGGCCAGCTTGCAAGGTTTTATGGTCACTAAATACCTTAAAGAGGCTATGAAAGAGGATATCCACTATAAAGATGGTATCATGCATTTCTGTGCTTCACCCAACCACGCGGACTTGCAAGAAGTCTTCGACGAATTACGACAGCCCACTAAGAGGGCGTACATCGCGTACTTCTCGGATGACTCTTGCGTCGCAGTGCGCAACGGAGGGAAGGTGGAGCGTTACAACATGGACATAACTTCGTGCGATGCGAGTCACACGTCGCTACTGTTCCACGCTCTCATTAACCTGGCAAGGGGTGCCGCGGCGGATAATCTTCGTGTGCTGGTCGAGCAATTACGTGTGCCGATGCGCGTGTATGACCTCTCACGACCTGCACACGGACCGGGTAAACGTTACTCGTTGTTCCGCCGCAAAGGCAAAGAACCTACTCTCTACTCAGGAAGCACGATCACTACGGCGATCAACAACCTGGCTAACATCCTAATTGGGAAATCCATAATTGAAACTGGAGCAACACTACCCGAGGAGATCATCGCCGCTGCTAAGGCGGTTGGCTACATCGTCACTTTGACACACTGTGAGATCATCGAGGATCTGCAGTTTTTGAAGCACTCGCCGGTCAAAGACATCCACGGTGTCTACCGCCCGGTGATGAACCTCGGGGTTTTGTTGCGAACCATTGGTACTGCAAAAGGAGACGTTCCAGGCCGCACAAAGGACGGCTTCCTGGAACGCTGCCGCGCGTTCGATCGCGGTATTCTCCAAGGATTGTACCCGCGTACATCTTTTCCCTTCGTCGACCGCAAGAAGCATGTGGTCGCAGGAGTTCGGACACGACTTGACAAACAAGTCGCCACTCGCATTGGTAGACTACTCGAGCACAGAGTAGGAACCACCGAAACTGCCGTCTTCACATCCGAAGACATCTATCGTCGATACCGGTTAACACCGGGAGAGATAGGCGTCATGGATGAGGAGATTGCATATGCGCCGTTCAACTCCTTCCATTCTTGTAAGGCTGCCTCTAAGATTCTGACGCTGGACTACGGTTTGCAGTCCCCCAGTCTCTATTAGACAACCTAGAACTAACTCAAGATTTAAAAAGTTACTCTGAACAAACCCTGCGCTTCACTGCAGGTGGCACCGCTTACGGCGGCGGC